AAGGCATAGGTAGCATTGGCCTCAGTGAAGGTTGTAGCCTCTTGCGAGGTAATGAGGATTTTGTTCGCTTCTGTGTCAAGAACGGTCAGGCCGTTGTCAAACACTCGGTTATCAAGAGTTGCCATGATTAGTTATCTTCCTGTTGTGTAAGTTCCTGTGTAGCTTGAACACCAGCTTCAGGATCGTAGTTTAATTCAGCAATACCCATAAGGTCACTGATGACTTCTGGATGAGACGACACATCAATACCTGCACCATTAAGGTTACGAAGGAACGAGGCAATCTCACGAAGATCGTGGGGGGCTACATCACCAGCGACAATGGTAGGCATCAGATCATAGTTCAGACCGTTCAACTCCCAGAGACGCTCTACCAACTGTTTGTTGAGAACATCTACGATTGCTTGGATGTAGCTCTCAAGCGCACGGAGGAACAGGTCTGTCTTCGACTTTGACAGGGCGTAAGAGCCACCTGATGTGCCAAGAAGAAGAAACTCAGACAGCATAGAACGAGCGATGTCATGCTGATAACGATTAATGATGGGATTAATGTCAATGTTCCGGCTCCCGTTAGACGACATAAGTTCGATGTCTACCAGGCGGACGTTACTAGGCGCACCATCCTTATCGGGGTATGTGTCACTTGGGAGGATAATGTAGCCCTGTTCGTTGAACTTTACATCACGCAGGATTTGCTGTAGGTTACTAACGAAACCTGACTGAGCAGCGGAAGCGTCACCTGACAGATACTCCGAGGGAATACGAGCAACTGGGATACCAGCAAGTTCACGCTCAACAGCGATAGCCTCAATGGCCTGTAGGTTGTTCAGGTACTCGTAGGACGTATAAGCATTACGCAGGATGGAACGACCAGATGGGTCACCATTCAAGCTGGTAGTGCGGTAATACAAGGACTTGTTAGTGGGGATGTAGTTGCGGCCATTCATAAAACCTACATCTTGTTGTACACCCAGTACCTCACCTGTCTTCGTGTCAACATCAAACTTGCTAACTGTCCAAGGCGCACGAGAGGCAATCTTACGAACACCAATACGACCATCAGTGAACTTAGAACGCTTCTTTTCGCTACGGCTAGTGGGGCCAACTCTACGCTTGTAGACGACCTCGAACCAACCGAACCCATACGACAGAAAACCTAGTGCCTCAGCGATGTGGTCATCAAGTGTGTGGTCCATGTCATGCAGGACACTCTCGACGAACTCTTTCTCGACTTGGGCAGCAGGTGTGTCGTTAGCAGCTTTAACGTGAAGGTCAACATCACGAAGGATTTGCTCAACGGCGTACATGACTGCACCCACCGTAGAATCATTATCACGCATCTCACGATACTTACGGATAGCCTTCTTACCACGAAGTTCAGGGAGGAACTCGTCAGCACGGATTTGACCATTGTAAGTGTTATCGCCAGCGACACCAAGGGGGGTTTTAGCTTGGCTCTCTGAAAGTTTCTGGACCATTGTGTCTGTTGCCTTTTGACGTATTTAAGCTGGCTGGCAGCAGTTGTAGGTTCCAAGGGACGTGGAGTCCACACACCGTCTCCCCAGCTAGTGGTACGATGTGGTCAACATGGTATTCAGTGCCAAAGAGAACCTCAAACTTTTTAGCTAGGGCATACATCGACTTGATGTCAGCTTCTTGCTCTAGGGTGAGCCACACAGGAGTTGCACTAAGTTTGGTAGCGCGCCTTTTTGCATTCTTGGCGTTGTAATAAGCGTAACCATGTTCACTTTGTCTGTGCCGCCGAGCTTTATCTTTCACAGCATCAGGGTTTTCTCTAGTCCAAATGCTATTTACAAGTAGCTCTCTCTCTTTATTCTTGGCATAATCCGCTTTACGACGAGATGCCCTACAACCTTTGCAGTGGCTTTGTAACCCGTCATACCGACTTGCGTTCTTAGAGAACGTGTCAAGTGGTTTATCCGTGTCACACTCTGGGCAGTACTTCATCTGGAAAGCCCTTTCGAGTTAGAATAAACCAGACTTAGCTGGGGCTTGCTGTATCCGTTCAACATAAGGTCTGTTAAACACCAGACAAGTGCATCAAGACGGTCAGGCGAACCTATGCTGCCTAGGGGTTCCCAGACTCTCATTTGTTGCTCAAGCTCGTTCAGGTTAGCCCCGTTGACAGGGTTAGCGACATGCTTGACAAGACCACGCTCGTACAGAGCTGAGATAGGTTCAGCACGGGCATACTTACCACGAGAGGCTCTAACAGCTTTGTAAGGGACGGTCTCATCTTCACCATGCACTGTCAGCTTAACTAGGTCACCACCTTGGTTGACCTCAGCCACGATACGGTCAGCTTGGAACTCATGGTAAAGCTGAACGGCTTTAGATGCCCAACCCTGTGGTGAAAGCCTGTCGGTATAGTCACCAAGGACATAAGCGACACCATTCACATCAATACCTGCAACAACAATACCCGTCATGTCACTCTCAGCATTAGAGGTAACAGCGGGGTCAAGTGCAACGACAATACGGGTGAGGTCAGGGACATCCTCTAGCTTAACTGAGGCATCGTCCAGCATGGCTGTGGTCCACAGAGCGCCTTGGGCTTCCTCTAGGACTTCAGCATAAAGCTCTTGCCTACCTATCCGTGTCCCCTCATACTGTTCCTTAACAGCAGTCAGGTAAGTTCCAGCTAGGTTAGCAGAGTTATCAAATGTAGAACCTGTCGTAACGACAGTCTTAGGGTCTTTAAGTATCTGTCTGATTAGTTTAGTAGGCTTGGGGGTCGTAGTGACCATAATACGGGGATGTTTACCGAGACGCATACAAAACTGTAGCATCTGCCAAGTATCCATGTCCTTATTCCAAGCAGCAGTCTCATCACACCAAGCTAACTCGAACTGGGGTCCACGAAGACGCTCAGGTTCCTCAGCAGAGAAGAACTGTACTTGCGCACCATTCTCCCATGTGAGTGTCCGCTTAGTAGGAGACCACTCAGGGAAACCCATCTTCTTGCCAGCGTAGGTCTTATCCCCCTTCCAGCAGACTGACAGGAAACCACTCTCACCCTTAACCATAACTCGTTCGATGTCAGAGTTAGTAGAAGCTACAGCAGCAATACGTTTAACACCACGCTTGACGTTCTCTCTTACCCACTCGACACCTGACCTAGTCTTACCGAAACCACGACCAGCATTGATAAACCAAGTATTCCAGTCTTTACCCTCAGGCTCTAGCTGGTTGTCCCTAGCCCAGAAGCTCCAGTCATGCTTAAGCTCTTCAGTCTTAATCGGACCTAGCTCTTCAAATAGTTGCTTGACTTTAGTGGCTGGTAACTGACGTAGGGTGTCAGCGGTTATTTTCCTCTGGGGTCTCATCGGGATTAATTCCTAGCAAGGTCAAGAGTGTGTCGGCTGCACTCTCGTCAAGGTCTGGGTCAGTCTCTTGCTCAACTTCAATGTTAGTGGAAGTAGGCGACCAACCAGCCTTGGAACGTAGGAAGAGTTCAGCAGCCCACTGAGTTGACTTGTTCTCCATGTCGCCAGTAACTGCATGGTCAATCACACGCTTACCAACCAGACCATTGATCCTAGCTCTCTCACGCTCAATCACATCACCATAGGTCTTGTACATGGTAGATAGAGAACGTGGGGCATAGGTAAGGTGCTGCATGGACGACAGCATCTGTCTGATAGCGACACCACCCTGAATACACTCAAGGATATGCTTCTCAACGTGCTTACAGTAGGGGAGCTTCTCTGCCATGTGACTAAGGTTCCTGCCTTTGGTTCCAGCGCCTAATGAGTCTGCTCAGCTTACGCCTGCGACTACGGCACTTCTACTTTATTAACGACAAGTAATCTGTAACTTAAGTGGGTAGAACAGATTCTACTTTGTAACTGATCCCTCTCGTAAGCTATCAGCAAGACCCTTACGACAAACTAAATTGGTTGCATACGTCTTGGTTACTTACTAGAGGGAAACTGTTTAGAGAGACAAACACTAGGAGACCCTAACTTAAGTTATAACCTAAGTCATCATCTCTACTAGTTATACTACTTAGTAGCAGTAACTATCGTTATAACTTAAGTTACCGTCTCTCTCTCAATATACTATAAGTTCATTTTCAGACTTTTGTAACACTCAAAACGTAACTTTTTTCTATGAATCGTACAAGTCACTGATAACTAAAGAAAGAATTATTTAGGAATCTACATCTTTTTTTGTCGTGTGTTGCACAAATGTCACAACATTGGCTTGGAACATTGCTCGGTGTAGTGTGGTAAAAATGTCACAGTTGTCTTCTGGGTAGTCCGAAACCAAATTTCTTGTTTTGGATTCATGTGGGGATACC